GTTGTTGACGTAACTGTAAAGGGTCCAAGTGGTGAGCTGACAGCCACATCGTCTGGATATGCACTAACCAATAAAGTTATTTTAGCATTACCTTGTTGATATTTAAAATCAGGTATAAATCGTCTAACAGCCATAAAAAACTCACCATCTCCTCGATAATCTGCAACACCTGTTGCCTGACCTAATGCACTACGCCTTGATGTTATATCCCAGTCTCCTGATCTAATAAACGCAGGGATAGCTGTCGTTGCTGTACTGTTAACTTGATCTGTGCCTTGTTCGTGTTCGTAATAAATACTAGCACCATATTTATTTGTAATTCCTAATATATCAGGAAATACTGGCGTTAGTGTGTCATCGTAATCTGTAGCATATGGATTATCAAATACACTTTGATCTTGATACGTTGTTCTATCTAGAGAAGATGTTGTCCAACAATTTTCAGAATAATTATAAGTTACACATCTATCAATTTGTTCAGATCCATCTTTTGGATAAAACCAATTTACCTCTGTGTATAAATTATTTGAACCTGCAAAGATAACATCTCTTGAATTAAAATTTAATCCAAGATTATCTCCGTCTGTGCTAAATACAAAATCTTCAACAAGACATGGTAATGATTTTACTGTACCATCAAACACAAAAAATCCACCCTGCGATCCCATCCAAAACACAGCTCCATTAACAAAGGTCGCTGCATGTTGAGAAATACATCCACAGTTGGTACCAACCTGTCTAACACTAAATGTAAATGGTGGTCCAACAAATTGAATAACATATGCAGCAAGATCAGTTATAACAAAAACATAATCTTTACCTTGAAGTGCTGCTCGTATTTCGTTTCCTGTATCTAATCTAAATGTACCTGCAGTGTTAGTAGCTGTTGGTGTGTATGTATTTAAATCTTCTTGATTAGAAAATCTTACAAACATCGGATCTTGTGTAGTGGTATCACCAATTGTTGTTTCTGTTCCAAAATGAAATAAATGTCTATCTCTATCTGACACCAGTGTAAATCGGGTGGCTGTAGGGTTATTAGTGGTTTGAAAATTAGATGTAGTTAACGATGCTCTGTTACCTCTTGGATTGGATGCACCTGCATTCCATGTAAATGTTTTACCATTAAATATAGTTGCAACTAATACTTGACCAAAGTTATCTAGACTCCAGTTTCCTGGATCAAGAATTACAGAGCTTGTAGCTCTTGCTGTTCCCCAAGTCGATGCTCCCCACGTAGATGTACTCCAACCAAACCCTGTCGTTTGTGTTGTTGGTCCGACTTCAACATATGGATTAACAGTTACAGATCCTGCCGCAGTCATACCGGTTCCTCCTTCAGCACGTGAAGCTTGAACAGTAAATTTATCTACATCAGGTACAGTTAATATTTCGTAAACTTGTTCTAATTCAGCTGCTGTAAAATCAGATGCACCAGTTACTGTAACAGATGAAAGAGTTACATATCGTCCAACAGCTAAACCATGTGATCCTTTATTAATAGTCACAGTTCGAGATGCATTGACGGTGGTTAATGTGCCTCCAGTAATCGCTGTATCTAAAGGTGTAATGTCATAAAAGTCATTACCGTAATAAAGAAATAGACCTTGAGACGTTCCGATGGCAGTATATTTTTCACCTGCAAAACTTGAAAATGCAACTTGTGCTCTAGCGGCTCCAGGTAAAGTCTTTTGAGCTGCTGTTAATTGTAACCAACCACCTATTTTTTCAGGTAGTCCATATCTAAATCTTACAAAATCACCATCAGTCCATTGGCCTTCTGCCCCTGATTCTGTGTCTTGTTTATTAAATCCTGGCTTGAATTTTAATTTTTGTAGCATATAATAGCTTATATCTTAGTTTTTTAAAGAATGAAAGTATAGATTTAACATCAAAATGATTACTCAAATAGATAAAAACAGTAAATTAATTGAACAAAGAAATAGTTTAATCATTACATATCCTAGAACAGTAAATATAATTTTTGGTAATTATCCATATCCTGAATACATACATCAGTTTATTATGGAAATTAAAAATAATTTAAATCCAAAATTAAAAAATTATACAAATGTTAAGGGTGGTATGACAGATTGGAATTATTTTTTAGATAACAATAATTTTAAAAACTTTTTATCTTATGTAATCAATAAGCATCAACTAACACATTCAGAGATTTTTCAATATTTTTTTGAAAAATATGTAGTACAGAATGCTTGGGGAAATGAAATAAAAAAAGAAGACAGTTTAGACTTTCATACGCATCCAAACCTACACGGTATTTTATATCTTACAAAAGGATGTGACTTATTATTACCTGAATTAAATTTAAAAATAACTCCTTATCCAGGTGATTATTATATTTTTCCATCTGAAATATCTCATGGATTTAATTCTTATCAAGGTGAAGAAAATAGATACAGTTTAATATTTAATATTAGACAAGGTAAAAAGTTTGAATTTGATAAAAAAATAAAAAATTTAAATGAATAAAGATAAATTAGATTTAAAAATAAAAGATAATTTTTTTTCAGAAAAAGAATACGAGATATTAATTAATAATTTAAATAAAATAGATTTTATTCCAGCTTCTCATTCAGATGGTCTTTACAGTCATACTCATGAATTTAAACAAAGTAATGATAATCAATGGATATTTGATAAAATAAAAAATACTTTTTTTAAAGATATTTTACATTTAAAAGTATGTGAATCTAGATTTAATATGAGACACAGTAAAGAAAAAGTTTTACCTCATACCGATAATTCTAAAGCTGAATACAATTGTTTAATTTATTTAAAAGGAAAAGAACTAGTTTATAATGGTACAGGTTTTTATCATAACAATAATCTACATACCTATATAGGATTTGTTAACAATAGGGCTTTATTTTTTAATGGTAGTGTGTTACATACTAATTTACAAGCATTAGGTCCAAGCTCTAATAGATTTACATTAAATGTTTTTTATGAAAGGAGTAAAAAAAAATGATGAATGAAAGAATAGTAAACATTAATAATTTTATTGGTACGTATGATAATTACATTACTAAAGAAGAATGTGATAAAGTAATAAAAATATATAAAGAACAAGATAGATTTAACAATACACTTAGTAGAATAAATACAGAAAAATCACCTGTTTTAGAAAAACAAGATCAACAATTTTTTGCAAATGCAGGAAATATGGATATTTGGTGGGAAAATTTAAAACCTATGATAGCAAATTTTGATTTAGCTTGGAATCATTATGCAATAAATACAGGTGCTGATGACGCCTATAAAACCAATTTTCTTTATACAACTTTAAAAATTCAAAAAACCTTACCTACAGAAGGATATCATCTTTGGCACATTGAACACAATAAAGGATCTGAGAACGAACCTAGAGCTTTTGTTTTTTCAATATATTTAAATGATGTAGAAGAAGGAGGAGAAACAGAATTTTTACACTTTTCAAAAAGAATAAAACCTAAAGCAGGTAGAATAGTTATTTGGCCTGCCGCTTTTCCATATGTTCATAGAGGAAATCCTCCACTATCAGGGGAAAAATATATTCTTACTTCTTGGATGATGTTACGATGAGTACGATGTCGGTCTCGCACCTAATCTAGCTATCTTATCTGATTCAGATTCAGGGTTTCCTTCTTCATCAAATACATTGTTATTATCCCAATCTGATTGTAATTGAGCTAAATGAGCTGCATCCCATCTAGTAATGAAGTCTTGAAAATCACCTAAGTTTGCATTTTCCCAGGTGCTATGCGGAGTTGTATCTCTGTATTCTACAGTATCACTTGGATTGCTTGTTCCATATTGAATAGCCCAAATGTTTGACCATTTAGCTAATCCCCAAAAATCATTGTCATTTATAACATAAGGTGTGCCTGCAGCATCACCACTTTGTTTAATAACAAGTTTATCGTCAAATACTACTGTCCATTGTGCGTTTGTTGCCATAATTTCTCCTACGTCTTAATAATATAAATAACTGTTAAATAAGGTTGAAGAACCGAAGTCGCTGTTCCACTAAAAGTTGCACTTAAATTGTGGGAGTGTCCTTGACCAGATCCTGCACTTCCTGTATTGCTGGTACGGGTTTCAGTTAAATCTAAAAACTGCATTCTTCCTTGACCACTAGTAGCTCCACCACCGTGAGAGTGTGAGGCAAGTTGTGCTGTTGTTAAAGTTGCGTTAGCTGTAGAACCACCAACTGTACCTGAAGCTGCTACTGTGTTTGCTCCTCCAGTTGATGCTAAAGCTTTAGTTCCAGATTTACCCATTGCAACGTTATCTTGCAAATCAGGTAAGTTAAAAGTTGATGCACCATCTCCAGCTCCATAAGTTGTACCTACAATTGCAAATAATGCAGAGTAAGTTGATCTTGAAACAGCTGCACCATTACACTCTAAGAAACCTGTTGGCACTGATGAAGAAGACCACGGCACAATAGTTGCTGTAGGAATTCCTTCGATACCTGTAAGGTTTGCTCCATCGAAATCGTATCTTGTTGCTTCGTAATTTGACATCTATTATTTCTCCTTATACGTCCAACCTGTTGTTGCATCTCCTGAGAAGACTAAACAAAAAGCTGCGCCTTGTGTATTGACTACTAGATCTGATGCTGCGTTAGCTATATTAGATCCATTTCTTCCAACAGTCAATGCATTACTATCAAAATCATAACCTTGGTCGACAAATGAAACTTCATCTCCCGTAGCAGGTGAAGCTGGTAGCGTAATTGTTACACCTCCACCGTTTGTATTTACTAAAAGTTGAGCGCCAGCTTGAACTGTTTCTGCTGCTGAAACTGCTCTCCAGTTTCTTTGCTCAGATAATTTTACTACATTAGTTCCATCAGAATATAATACATAGTTATTTCCTTCACATAAAAGGACACCTGTGCCTGATGATGTTTTAAAAGTTAAAGTGTTTCCTGCATGGTCACATGCGTTTTGCACGTTATAAACTTTTTCAATTGAATCTGGAATAGATACCGTTCTGTTTGCTGCTAAAGTTCCTGTTAATTTGATAACATCGTTTTTACCATTTGATAAAGCACCATTAGTAAAAGTTAAAGATCTGTTAGCATTAGTTAAGTTAAAAGT